CGCGTCGCAGGGCGGCGATCGATTCGCGGCGTGCGGCCGGCGCGGCCAACGCATCGAATGGGTGCGCTACCGGGAAAAGCTCAATCACGAGGAGGCGGTAGCGTGGATTCGTGGACTTATCGACAAAGAGCAGCCCGCGCGCGTGAATATCGACGCTGGCAATATCGGCGCAAATATCGTCTCGTCGCTCAAGCAGCTCGGGCCTGGCTACGCCGCCGTCGTTCGCGGCGTGAACTTCGGCGGCACGAGCGAATGGCGCATGGCGACCCCGAAGATTCCGGGGCCCTACAACCGCCGCGCCGAAATGTACCAGCGGGCCAAAGCCTGGTTCGAAAGCCCCGAGGGCGTGGCTATCCCCGACGACGGCCCGCTGCAGGCGGATCTTACGGCGCCGAAAGAGCAGCCCCGGCTCGACAATTTCTTTCAGTTGGAGAGCAAGCAGGACATGCGCAAGCGGGGCATACGCTCGCCCGACCTCGCCGATGCGGTGGTGTTAACTTTCGCCTTCAAGGAGTTTTTTAAGGACTACCACCAGCCGAAAACCCCGGTTAATTATGGCGACGTTGACGTATTGCCGCAAACAAGCTTACAAACTCGCTACTCGCAAGGTGAATCGAGCAGCAACGACTGGATGAGTTGAGTGGCGAAGAAGGCGAAGGTTCTGCCTGGCACCCCTGACCCGGCCGCTAAGCGGCCCGACATCAAACTGCCGAAACAGTATGATGACGAGCAGCAATTCCTCCTCGAAATGCGTGAGCTGTTCACCGACAACGACACGGCCGACAAGGATAACCACGCGGCCGGCGTCGAGGACATGGAATTTTTCATCGGCGAGCAGTGGGACCCGCTTGTCAAGCAGAAGCGCATCGACGCCCGCAAGCCGGTGCTGACCGTGAACCGCCTCCCCGCCTTTGTGGCGCAGGTGGTTGGTGCGCGGAAGATGAACGAAACCCAAATCAAGATCGTCCCCGACAACGGCGGCACCATCAACGTCGCCAAGGTGCGCGAAGGGCTGGTGCGCTCGATCCAGAAGGAATCGCGGGCCGGCTTCGCCTATGACACGGCCTACACGGGCTGCGTCGTCTGTGGCATCGGCAATTTCCAGCTTGAGCTGGACTACGCCAGCGACGACGTTTGGGACGTCGAAATGAAGATCGCCGCCATCCCCGATCACTTCGCCGTGCTGTGGGACCGGATGCGCACCGAGCCTACCGGGCGAGACGCCGGCAACGCCTTCCTGATGGAATCGATCCCGCTCGCCGAGTTTTATGAGCGCTGGCCGTGGGCGACCCCGGCCGACATGGTGCAGCTCCGCTTCCCCGCCGAGCTTTACAACTCGGGCTGGTACACCAAGGCCGACGTCCGCGTGGTAGACTACTGGCGGATGCGCACCAAGAACCGGATGCTGGCGCTGATGCGCGACGGCACCACCCAGGACATCACCAACGCCGGCCCCGACGCCCTGGGGCAGATTGCACAGCGCCCCGACGGCTCGCCGTTCATCCGCAGGGTCGAGAAGCCTTACGCGCAGAAGTATATCTGCTCGGGCATGGATGTGCTTGAAGGGCCATACGATTTCCCGATTGACCGCATCCCGATTTTCAGGGTGCCGGGCTGGGAAATCAAGATCGGCGATGCCATGCACCGCTGGGGCCTCGTGCGGCACATGAAAGATCCGCAGCGCCTGCACAACTACTGGCGTTCGGTGATGGCCGAGAAGATCATGCGTTCGCCCAAGACGACGTGGACCGCCTCTGACACCTCCGTGGCCGGCCGAGAGGATAAGTGGCGTGCCAGCTCGCAGTCCGACGACCCGTTGCTGATTTGGAACGCCGAATCGGGCTCCGAGCCCAAGCGCGTGGCGCCTATCGAGGTGGAAGGCGCGCTGATGCAGCAGGCCGAAATCACCACCCAGGACCTCAAGGACGTGTCAAACATCCACGAGGCCAATCTCGGGATGCCCTCCAACGAGGTGTCAGGCGCCGCGATCAATGCCCGTGTTCGCGTCAGCGACACCGGGACCGCCATCTACCAGTCGAACCTCGACGCGGCGATTGAAGAATGCGGCCGCACCGCAAACGACCTCATTCCGGTGGTTTACGACACACCCCGCATCATCAAAACCATCGGCGAAGACTCCAAGCAGCTCATGCAGGCGATCAACGCCACCGGGAATCCGCAGTCCATCGACATCACTGTTGGCAAATACAGCGTGACCGCCGTCACCGGCCCGACCAGCGCCACCAAGCGGCAGGAGTCGGCAGATGCCATGATGGCGCTGGCCACGGCCATGCCGATGGTGCTTGGCGTCGCGGCCGACCTCATCGTGGAGGCGCAGGATTGGCCGGGCGCCGACAAGATCGCCGAGCGCCTGCGCAAGACGCTGCCGCCGCAGCTCCTGTCGCCCGAGGAAATGACGCCGGAAATCCAGGCCGCCGCCGCGCAGCAGCAACAGCAGCAGCAGACTCAGCAGCAGGCCGCCATGGCGGGCGAAACCGCCAAATTCCTCGAAACGCAGTCTCAAGCGGCGATGAACTTCGCCCGCGCCCGCAACTACGCCACCCAGGCCGACGTCGCCGGGCCGAAACTGCAGAACGAAAGCCTCAACGTCGCATCGACCGTCGCCAGTCGAGAAGTTCGGGACAATCTCGAAGCGATTCACGTGTCGGGCGGCTAAACTACCAACTGGAGAGAGAAGAAAATGGCTGGGAAAAACGAAGCGCCTGCTGGCGAGAGCGAAAATTCACTCCTCGCGCCATTGACGGCCGATAAGTTTCAGGGATTCGCGACGAAAGACGGCGAAGTTATCAAGGAGCCGGCGCCGAAGCCTGCTCCTGCCCCCAAGGCCGCCGCTGCGGCGACCGAGGATGCTGGCGACGAGCCCGAGGAAGGGCAGGAGGGCCAGGAGGGCGAGCAGCACGAGCAGAAAGTTTCCAAGAGCGCCCAGGTGCGCATCAACAAGGCCATTGGCAAGCAGCGGGCCGCCGAGCGCCGCGCCGAGGCCGCCGAAGCGGCTGCCCGAGTTGCCGACCAGCGCATGGCGCGGCTGGAGGGCCAGGTTGCTCTCTTGACAGGTGGTGCGAAGCCTCCTAACAAAGATGCTGCGCCGAACCCGGAAGATTACAAAAACGGGGACATTGACGCTCGGTACATCGCCGATCTGGCGCGCTATGAAGGCCGCAAGGCCGCCAATGATGAACGCGCCAACAGCGACAAGGCCGCGAAGCAGGAGCTGGACGAGAAGGCCGCTAGGGCGCTGCAGAAGCGCATCGCGGACTTCGACCTGAAAGGCTCCGAGAAGTACGAGGATTTCCACGATGTCGTCTTTGATGACGACTTCCCGCTGCCGCCTACTGTAGGCGAATTGGCGCTGGACAGCGACCACGGGGTCGAAATCCTCTATGCCCTGGCGGGCAATGCCAAGGAGGCCCGCCGCGTTGCCGGCCTGACGCCTGCGCGTCAAGCTGCTTGGTTCGGCGCAAAAGAGGCCGAGCTGTCGTCCGGGTCGTCGGACGCTGACGAAGATGAAGATTCCGAAGATGAGGAATCCCCTTCGCCTAAGACGACGCAATCTCCCCAGCCGTCGAGCTTCAAGACGCGCGGAGCTGGTGGAGTTCCCCGAGTTAACGCGGCAACGCCTGATTTCGCAGCATTCGAGCGGATGGCGAAGGCGCAAAACGGCAGGTAGGCTACGCCGATGGCGAACCAATTCCTTAATGCGCAGGAGTACGCAAATGTCATGCTGCTCCTGCTCAAGAATCAGCTCGTGTTCGGCCGTCTCGTGGACGGCCAGTTCAAGAACGAAATGAGCGACGAGAACGGCCTGACCATTTCGGTCAAGCGCCCGCCGCGCTTTATCGACAAGAAAGACGGGACCGCGACCCTCGCGACCCAGGACGTCGTTGCCGGCTCCTCGCCGGTGGCCGTCGACCAATACTCGAAGGTGCACATCAGCGTCGGCGACATCGAATATGTGTCGAGCTACAACGCGCTGATGCAGAACAGCACGATGAAGTCGGCAGCTTCGACGCTCGCTCACTCCATCGACTCGTTCATCGCCGGGCAGACGCTGCGCTTCCACTCGTGGGTGGCCGGTGGCAACCCGACCGACGCCATCGTGGCAGGAGACGCCTACGACCCCACCAAGGGCGTGGGCTCGCCGTCGCAGGCCATGGCGGCCCACACCCGCCTGATGGAACAGGGTGTGCCGAACGAGAACCTGCAGGGTGTCGTGACCTTCACCGACGGGCAGCGCATTCGCGGCTCGCTGCTGAGCGACTTCACCCCGAGCCTCAACGTCGATGCGCTGCAGCGTGTCCGCATTCCGATCATTTCGGAGGTGGATTGGTACGCCAGCCAGCAGCTCCCCCTCGTCACCACCGGCACCCGTACCCAGGGCGACGGCTCGACTACCGGGGCGCAAATCGACGGCGCAAACCAGAACGTCAACTACTCCGACGTGAAGGGCAGCACCGGCAGCTCGACCTATATGCAGCAGACGATTCTGCTCAAGGGGGCGAGCACCAACACCTTCAAGAAGGGTGAAGTGTTCACCATTCAGGGGTGCTACGCCTGGGACT